GAGCAGTCGGCATCATTTCATCATATTTATTAGCTCAATTAGATGTCGCAGTTCATGCTGCACTGCCATCCCCTATCGGGAGAACAAGACAATCCTTCATAATGACCTAGGTCCAATCACTGCATATTCAGAAGCTTCGGCGTCGCCCACACGAGCTCACAATCGTGTTCTGTTAGTGCATATTAAGCCTAGGAAAAAGGAGGATAGGGTCATTCCGCGTCTGAAGGTACCGATAGCAGTGCACACTGCTTCACAATCACCCATCATCACTACTCAATCCATATGTAAATATTAATCCATATATAAACACCATATATATAAATAGCCTAGCGAGGGCGCCACCGGTGGTTCGGTGTAGCTAAAATACTTGGCTGTGCTCTTGTTAAGAGATGCGCAAGACGTGCTGGCGGCCATGACCAAAATCGACTTCTCGGGAAGTCAACCCTGACTATAGAATGGGCCAGGTTAAAAATGTTCCAGCATAGCGACTGGTGAAGCCCATTAAAATAAATAAAAATTAGATGTCCAAAAGACGTCTAGATCCTCCGGGGTTAATACCCCCGGCGAACCCCGACGCAGTCTATCGTCGGAAACGGGCTCCAATGAGGAGGAGCACTAACATGGACAAAATAGGGAGGAGTGAACCAAAGGTGTCTAGAACACCAACGGAGATGAAAACGTTGATAATCGCGTGTCCAATTCAGAATTGTGATTTACACGGAGCGCATTATCACAAAGAAAAGAAACAACCATTTGTTGGCGCTTTACGGCGACAAACAGAATCTAAGGGTGGTCGTGCCAGAAACACGAATCCCTGGGTTCGATGTGACATAGCACCAGCCAACATTTGTGCTAAAAATTATTTGCTCGGACACGGACATAATCCGAGCGAGGTGATTGTACCAGAATCGCTGTCTGATAAGTATTCCTTACCCAACACAATAGTGTACCCCTGTGATCAGGGAGATTTTCAAGGAATACAGGAAGACAGCGGAGATGCGAAAGCCGAATTAGAAAGTAGAGAGTGGATTGAACTCATTGAAACAGATCTTCCGAATGAATCGGTCCTGAGAAGGCCATCATTCGGAGACGACAGTGATGAGACGTCCCCAGAGAGTGAGCCAGTCCTGAGAAGACCCTCTCTTGGAGATAGGGATCGGAAACATTCACCAGTTCCGCTGATCGAAGCGGAATTGAAGGAGTGTAAATTGCCGCCCCAGTCCACCTCAAGAAAGAAAGAACCAAAGAAAACGGAGCCGGATAGGCCTAGTCTTTCTTTTAGCGACCAAAAAGAAAACCCACGTCCTACATTGGCACAAATTATGCACACGGAGTCGGTTACTATTTTTAGTCGCGGTAAAAATGATCTTAGAGATTCGTTCGTTAGGAGGTTAATGTCTTTCATCCCCTTTGTTGACAAAGTGGATCGTCCAGCCATTAACCATCCTAGGGACAATAATAGGCACGACATCATGCAGGTGCGCCGTTCCACTCTTTTAGGACTCAATTTTCTGAGTCGCTTCAGAGGAGGAGTGCGCGTCCACACAGAGGAAGACAAAACCAGC